ATGTTTTCTTTGATGTTTTCTCATTAGGACATTTTGGACGTTATAAATAGCAGGAAAACAATGTTCAAAATGACGCAGGATCAGATTGCGCTTCGTGTTGAAAAGGGCGGCGTTGCTACTCAGCTTGCGATCGAAGCTGGAAATGTTACCATCGAAAACGGTAATCTTGTCGTTGATGGTTATGTTACTGCAACGGAATTTGACGGAGAAAAGGCGCGATTAAATAATGTTATGTCTGGTGGCATTGTTTGTTCTCATTTGGCAACAACTGATTTTAATGTTCATGGTTGCACGACTGAATATAAGCACAGAAGCGATTTTCTTACTGGCGTAACCGTTACTTTCCCAAGTTACAGTTGGTCAGGCAGTAGACAGCTCATGTATGCTATAAACGGAGATACAAGCAATCCCGGGACTATTACAGGACAGTTAAAAACGGGATATACTGCCGGAGACGTGACAACCACAAAAGGAAGCATTGCTTATCTCGCACTGTATGGCGCGAGTTAATAGGAGGAAAACAAATGAAAAGAACGATCGAAATTGTTATGAGCTTGATGCGTGATCTTGACTCTTTGTCGCTTACTGGAACCCGGGATTGGGAAACCGGAATCAATATGGCAAAGAAGCTGATTGCCGTAAAACACGATTTGGAAGAAGAAGAAAAACAGAATAAAAAGGCTTATGACGAAGCGATAGAAGAGGCAAAAAAGAAAAGGGAACAGATGAAAAAAGAGGCCGCTGAGCGTGGTGAAGAAATTGTCGGTGGCGAGACCGTTAGGGTTTATGAGGACGGAACTCAGGAGGTGATCATTCCGTGAGAAAAATCATTCTGAGTAATGGTACGGAATATGAAATCAATCGGTGTGGCGCTTCGGACGGCGTTTTGTGGATCGGCTTTCCGGAAGGCGCTCTGGATTTCGCACAAGCCGTAACCGTTCTGAGTGATGTCAAGGCAACTGGCAAGATTGTGTCCACATACGATTTTGACGGAATGGAGACGGTTTTTGAGGGCTATACAGAACTAATCCATATTCAGAAGGAATACGATGGCGGTCTGCTGATCGCTTTGAGAAAGGAGCAACAGAATGGCGAACAATAACGTTATTGAAAAAACCAATAATCTCGACAAAACCATCCCGGTCGATCCTATTGGCTATCTCTACACAAATGAAACACAGGCCCACCAGTTCATCATTTCTTGTACTCGAAAAGGCGAGAAGGTGAGACTGACCGGATCGGTAACCGCTCGGTTTGTAACTTCCCAGAACACATATTTTGTTGTTCACGGAAGCATCGTTGACGGCAATGCCGTTATTACGCTTCATCAGGATTGTTATAGTATTCCCGGTCACTTTGATCTCGCTATTTTCGTCACATCCGGCACGGAAACGACTGTTGTATATGCGGCGGTTGGTACGGTTAAGCGGACGGATTCTGAGGAAGGTGTTATTACCGGAGAACCGCTCCCCACTCTGGATGAGTTGCTGGCCGTTGTGCGCGATGCTCAGCAGATTGTTTCTGATTTTGACGATATTATCCTTGTTCAGGATACACAGCCGACTTCGGAAACAAACCGCATCTGGGTTCAGCCACAGGCCGATGAATACCAAGTTCCGACTTATGAAGAGTTTGAAGGCATAAAGAGCGCCTTTGATTCCGTAGCATCAAATGAACATTCAAACGTATCCTTTGACTGGTTGCAGTCGTCGGATATATATCCCGGGTACGGGACAGACAGAGATAACAGGCCGACACGTTCACGATTTGTGTATATTCTGTTGCCGAAAAACGCTTCTATGACCATCACTCCATCCCCGTGGTACATTCAATGGTATAGATACCAAAACAATTCAGATAAAACGTGGATTGACATGTCTTCTTTTAGTGGAAGTTGGACAAACCAACCTTTCACGCTAAAAAACACAGATTGCGATTATCTGTATCGGTTTGTGGTGAGAGATGCTGATTCTAACGCCAATGTTGATGCGTCAACCATCTCTGTTGCTGGTGTTATTGAGTGGCCTATTGTTTCTGCCATCGCTGAATTAGAGAATAGTGTGCAATCTGCAAATGACAGTATTATACTTGTGAACTGTCATATATCAAAACTTGAAAACCTTGAATCAGGCGATTACCATTTGACATGGTATCAGTCAACGGATATTTATCCTACAACGGGTACAGACAGAGATAATAGACCGATACGTTCGCGGTCTGATTATGTGTACCTCCCGAAAGGCGCAAAGCTATCAATCACTCCGTCACCGTGGTATATCCAATGGTTCAGATATGCAGATGACGGTAATAAAACATGGATTGATATGTCCTCTTTCACTGCAGCTTGGACTAATGCCCCATTTGATTTATATTACCCCAACAATGATTATTGGTTTAGATTTGTTGTCCGCGATGCAAACGCAAGCGCCAATGTTGATGCGTCTACAATAAATGTTTCAGCGCAAATGTATTCGATCCTTGCTAATACTGTGAAACAAAATGCCGTTGATATTGAGACGCTGAAATCAGTAGAATCAGCAGAGTTTGTTACGCCGACCAGTCTACGTATTTGCGGCGGTGTTGAGCAGAATATTTATTATCAGAACATTATCAGAAGATTCGATGCCAAGCGGGCGTATCGAATTCAAACAACCACATATGCCACAAATTACACGGATTTTGCAAGAATTTCAAAAGGCCCAACTACTGCGGAAACGCACGGATTCAGATTCAATCTATATAAAAATAATGGGAACGGCATGATTGAATCTTCTGCATTGAGTTACCAGATTGTACCGAAATCATCCGGGAGCGGATTAAGTAAAAAAGTGATGATAATCGGTGATAGTTTGACATTTAATGCACCGATGACCAAGCACCTTGTAGATAATCTGTTGTCTGGCGATGTGATGACTGTTGAATTGGTTGGAACATTAGGCGATGCGCCGTATAAACGTGAGGGGCGTTCTGGTTGGGGTGCTTACACTTATACGCACGAAGCAAGCCATACGAATGAAAGCGGAACTACGTTTACAAACGCATTCTGGAATCCGTCAACATCATCATTTGATTTCAGTTACTATATGTCTAATAGCGGAGTTAGCGCACCGGATTATGTGTTTATCTGTCTTGGTACTAATGACTTTGGGCGTACAGATGTTGTCACTAATCTGCAAGCAATGATAACGAGCATCCATTCCTACAACGCGAACATCCGCATTGGCGTTTGGACACCGCCGCCAAGAGGACTTGAGGGGAACGGAAACTTGATAGATCGTGACGGCATGTTGAAAATCGTCGGCGATATTCTTACGGCATTTGAAGGGCAGGAAGCCAATAGGGTTTATACAGTTCCAGTGACGCTGAATGTTGACCCGTATTACGATTTCCCGATGGAATCCATAAACGTATCCGCAGACAACACAGAGTATCAGATGCTTGTGACAAAAGATAAAGTACATCCGTCTGCCGCTGGGTATGCGAAAATGGCTGATATGATATACAGCTATATTAAGTATTTCGGTAGCTTGGACGCGACTTAAATAACACTTTAAACTATGATGAAAGGGGACTTACTTTATGAAAGAAGCCATCGAAGCAAAAATCGAGGAGATTGTAAGCTACATCATCAACAAACCAGTAAAAGAGGTGACCTTGGATGACTACACCATCCTTACGAACGAACTCCGAGAAATTCAAAATAAAGAATCTCAGGCGGTCAACGGACAGCGGATGGCAGAGCTTATGGGTCTTATTTCTTCTGGTTCTTGTCTTGCACCAAGATAACTGAATCAATTTTGAATTCGTGCGACACAAAAGTGTCGATGGAGCCTGACTGTTAAAGGCATCCCACACAGGCGGTGGGGGTGTGGGATTGATTTCAGGATTAGTATGGTGTAAAATAAATTCGAAGGAGGTGGTCTTAGTTGTCTCACGATCAGACATTGTCCGAGAAAATTTACTGGATTTTAATCGAGGCTGGCCAGAAAAAGATGGAGTTGAAAATCGGTGACATGATCACCTTCACTCCGACCGAGATCAGATATATCTTGCGAGATCACGAAGACGAGCTTGTTGAATGGGCGAAGAAAAAAGAGGAGGTAAATTAAATGCCTTATACGCTCAAGCCAAACAAAATTTTTGCTAAAGACCCGAACGGTGATGGGTATCTTCCTCAGAACGTTGTGACCGATCAGAGTACGGCTGAACAGGTCGCTTTGATCAATTCAACTGGCGCGTCTCAGGTAAGCGCGATCCAGACAAAAGGCGAACAGACGCTTGCCAGCATCCCGGATGATTACGGCGCACTTGAAGCAAGAGTTACAGCACTTGAAGCGGCAATCGCAAATTTGTCCTAACTTAAATAGAAGGTTTGTTAATGACTGTAAAAGAATTAATTGAAAAACTACAACAAGAGAATCCTGATGCGCTGGTGTATACGATGGATAATTCAGATGATATTGCTTTCGCTGTAACCGAAGTTAGCAGAAATATTCTTGAAGGGAAAGACGAGACAGTTACAATACATTAAATAGAGGCTTTGAAAATGTCAGAATTTGATTGTGGATGGGTTCAGGATGAATCCGAAGAAACAGATGAATGTTTGGAGTATACCAAAGAGTATGTAGCCGCTAAACTTGAAGAATTGTCTGACGCCGCATATGGGTGGAACATCAGCGGAAAGGTTGTCGGTCTGCCCGTTTCAATGTTTGAACGATTGATGGACACAGCCGCAGAAATGATTCGGAAGTCATAACTTAAATAGGAGAATAAAATGATGATAGTAAATCACGATGAAGCGCACAAAGATTGTTTCTCATGTGCAAATGCGTTTGTAGATAATAACGATAATCTGCATTGCATGGCACCCGGGCATAATCACGAAGATATCGTTAAAGATAACGATGTATGTGAAGATTGGAATTAACTTAAATAGGAGTTTATGGAAATATGGATGGTACTACTTTTAAAATTGTTTTTGATTGCTCAGACTGTGTTAATTTTACAGATGGAAAATGCGATCTCAATTACCCTGTTGGCGAATATGAGGATATGTATGATTGCCAAGGCTTTCAAGACGCAACTTAAATAACACTTTAAGTTTTTCTGAAATACCTGTTGACAGCGATCTTCTGCCGTGATAGAATTAAACTGAAAATAAGAGGTCAGAAAGTACGGTCTGATCTCGCAGGAGGTGAGCCATCGATGAATGATCTGCCGGAGCGAGTAGTCGAAACAGCGGTCAGCCAGCTTGGCTCACCTTATGTTTTCGGTGCTTGGGGAGCGTTTTGCACTCCGTCTGAGCGAAAAAAGCGCTATAATTATCATCCGAATCATCCAACGATTCTGAGCAAGTGCCAAGTTCTCCGGTCGAGTGATCCGAAGCCAAACTGCGATGGTTGCATCTGGAAGGGCGATCGATGCTTTGACTGCCGAGGTTTCACTGATTGGACGCTCAAACAGGTCGGCATTGATATTTATGGCGAAGGAGCAACGACTCAGTATTCGCACAAGGAAAACTGGATCGAGCGTGGGCTGATTGCCGATATGCCAGAATGCGTCTGTTGTGTGTTTGTCGCTGACGGCAACAAAAAAAGTCACACAGGATTGTATATTGGTGGCGGTGAAACGATCGAATGCTCCGGCGAAGTGAAGCGGCTTCCGCTTGCTAAAAAGTGGACGCATTACGCTATCCCGGCTGGCCTTTATACGATCGAGGAAATTGATGAAATCCGAAAGACGCATCCTCGTCCAAAGGGAATCATTAAAAAAGGCGATCGCGGTGAAGACGTAAGATATCTCCAAGAGACGCTTAACAAACATGGGTTTGATTGCGGGAATCCGGATGGGATTTTCGGAAGCAAAACGCAAGCGGCTGTGAAAGCGTTTCAGCAAGAATACGGATTGACTCCTGATGGAATTGTCGGTGTTAATACGTGGGCAGTCATTGATAGACTCGAAGATATCGAAACACCGACTTATACGGTCAAGATCAGCGGCTTGTCGAAAGCACAGGCCGATGAGCTAATCGCGCAGTATCCATCTGGAACGTTCGTGTTTTAAGAAGAGGGTGGTCTTATGCCTGAATGGGTTGTAAAGTATTGGGTTGAATGGGTTTTCGGATTAGTTGTTGCCGGAATAGCGATGTATTGTAAGCACATCGCTTCGCTTGTGAGGAAAGAGCGAGAGGAGCAAAAGGCCCTCCGGGACGGAATGCGCTCATTGCTCAGACGGCAAATCATCGCTGATTGCGAACAGGCCGTCCGGGAGGGCTATTGCGAAACGAAGACCAAAGACACAATCGAAGACATGTATAATAGTTATCATGCGCTTGGTGGCAACGGTGTGGTCACCAAGCTAAAAGACCAAGCTATGAATCTTCCGACAATTAAGGAGGCGTAAATCTTATGATTGATTGGAAAAGGAAGCTCACCAGTAGGAAGTTCTGGGTTGCCGTCACCGAATTTGTGTCGATGCTCGTAATCGCGTTTCATGGCACTCAGGAAACGGCCACTCAGGTCGCGGCACTAATTATGGCCGGGGCGGCGGTTGTGGCTTATGTCATCGGTGAGGGCCTTGCCGATGCGGCTGGTGCGGCTAACCAGTCTCCGATCGTGCTGAGTGGTGACTTTTTCGATGAAAATGAAAACGAAGTGAATAAAGATGCCGTGGGAGAAGTTTAATCCAAATCCTTCTGGTCGTTCAGTTGGCGATTGTTCTGTTAGGGCAATCGCCAAAGCTTTAGATGTCGATTGGACAAAGGCTTTTGCTCTGATCGTTTCTAACGCTTTTCAAATGGCCGACATGCCGTCAAGCAATGCCGTCTGGGGAAGTGTCTTATTCCAGAACGGCTTTAAGCGTTATGCGATAGAGAATACTTGCCCTGATTGCTATACGGCAGAAGATTTTTGCAAAGACCATCCTGACGGCGTTTATGTTTTGGGATTTGGAAACCATGTGGCCACTATTAAAGACGGAGTGCTTTACGATTCGTGGAACTCGCTGAGTGAAATTCCGCAGTATTATTGGCACAAAGAGGAGGAAAAGTGATGCCTTACAATAGTTATTTCCCTGTTGGCTATCAGCCGTCCCAGACTTACTATCCGCAGTATGTTTATCCGCAAGCCCAGCAAGCACAAGCCGTTCCATCGGTTCAGCCGACACAGCCTCAACAGCCGAACCAGCCGATGACGAGCGGTATCATTTGGGTTCAGGGAGAGGCTGGCGCTAAATCTTATCTGGTCGCTCCGAATACGACCGTCCAGTTGTGGGACAGTGAACGGCAGACTATCTATATTAAATCTGCTGACGCAAGCGGAATGCCGTCCATCAAGACGCTTGACTACACTATCCGGGAGATTCCGCAAAATAACGTGCCGTTGGCCCCAGCTTTCGATTCTGCGGCCTTTGCCACCAAGGATGAAGTAAATATACTATCAGAGCGCATTAGCGCCTTACAGGGCAAATTAGAGGGCATTGCGGCGAAGCCAGCTGGAAGGCCAAAGAAGGAGGTAACGGAAAATGAGTAATCCTCTCTTCCAAATGCTCGGAAACGCTATGCCAAACAATATCGGCAACATGGGCAATCTGATCCAGCAGTTCCAGCAGTTTAGAAACACATTCAAAGGCGATCCTCGCCAACAGGTGCAACAGCTTTTGAATAGCGGAAAGGTCAGTCAGGAACAGTATAACCAAGCGGTACAAATGGCAAATATGCTTCAAAATATGATTAAATGATTTCGTGTGTCTGTACTTGTATGAAGGGTCGCGCTTTCGTACAAGTACAATTTAATGAGAATACATTCATGCCGATTGCGCATAAGGCATGATGTAGAAAATAATTAGAAAGGTGGTTATC